TCTTGACGAGTTCGCGTTCATCCCGAATCACATTGCTGATGACTTCTTTGCCTCTGTTTATCCTACTATTTCTTCTGGACAGAGCACAAAGGTAATTATCGTTTCTACCCCTCGTGGTATGAACCATTTCTACCGCATGTGGCATGATGCGGAGAGAAATAAAAATGAATACGTTCCCACTGATGTTCATTGGTCCGAAGTTCCTGGTCGTGATGAAGCATGGAAAGAACAAACCATTGCTAATACTTCAGAAGCGCAGTTTAAGGTTGAGTTTGAGTGTGAATTTCTAGGATCTGTCAACACTCTAATTAATCCATCAAAACTTAGAAATCTTGTTTATGAAGATCCGATCAAAAGAAATGCCGGATTAGATATTTACCAGAATCCAATAGAAGAACACAATTATCTTATGACGGTTGACGTTGCTCGTGGTATGGGTAACGATTATTCTGCATTTGTAGTTTTTGATATTACTGAGTTTCCATATAAAATTGTAGCAAAGTATAGGAATAATGAAATTAAACCAATGCTGTTTCCCAGTGTTATTCACGAAGTAGCAAAGGGGTATAACGGTGCTTGGTTATTGGTTGAAGTAAATGATATTGGCGATCAAGTTGCTAATATTCTACACTTTGATCTAGAATATGATAATGTCCTTATGTGTGCGATGAGAGGTCGTGCTGGACAAATTGTGGGAACTGGATTCAGTGGCAAAAAATCCCAACTCGGCGTAAGAATGACAGCAGCGGTCAAAAAGTTGGGATGTTCAAACTTAAAGACTCTTTTGGAAGATGATAAATTATTGACAGTTGATTATGATATTATATCAGAACTAACAACATTTGCTCAGCGTCATAATTCCTTTGAAGCAGAAGAAGGGTGTAATGATGATTTGGCAATGTGTCTGGTCATATTCTCTTGGTTAGTTGCTCAGGATTATTTTAAAGAGATGACGGATAATGATGTCCGTAAGAGAATTTATGAGGAACAGAAAAATCAAATCGAACAGGATATGGCACCGTTTGGATTTATTCTAGATGGATTGGATGAAAACAGTTTTGTAGATTCTGAGGGTGATAGGTGGTTTACAGATGAGTATGGTGATCGTTCTTATATGTGGGATTATCGATAATGGATATTGATGATCAGATTAATATAGAGCATATATTATTTTTAGATAGGGAATGTAGGGTTTGTGGTAAGACAAAAAATCTTATAGAAGATTATTATCTAACAAGAAAAGGTAGAGGAGCTTTTCCTTCAGCATATTCATATGAGTGTAAAGAATGCACTATAAAAAGAGTAACTGATAATAGAATTTCAAATAAAATTTTGGACAAGTGGGAATATCCTGATTGGTAAAGTTGTTCACGCATTGTTTCCCCGTTTAAAATAGACTTTTTAATAAATAATTTCAGATTAATCCTGGACTTGTAGGAGAATAAAGATGCCGCTCAATTTAGCATCTCCTGGAATTGTAGTTAGAGAGGTTGACCTCACTGTTGGTAGAGTAGATACGACTAATGGTGCTATTGGCGCTTTAGTTGGTCCATTTGCAAAAGGTCCCGTAGAGGAACCAATTCTTGTAGAAAATGAATCGGACTTACTCCGTTCTTTTGGAGAGCCATACGCAACAGACAAACATTATGAGCATTGGTTAAGTGCTTCGTCATATTTGTCCTATGGCGGCAATATGAGAGTCGTTAGAGCAGATGACGATGATCTCAAGAACGCTGTTAGCTCTGGAAGCACCGAAATTAAAATTAAGAGCTTAACACATTATAACCAACTTGGTTATGATGAGAATACTATTCAAAATGCAGTGTTTGTTGCAAGAAATCCTGGTTCTTGGGCAAACGGAATTAAGGTAGGTATTATCGACTCCAAAGCGGATCAAATACTTACGATGAGCACCACTGCCGTTACAGTTTTTTCAGAAGCGATTTCTAATAGATCTGGAACTCTTGTAGGAAGTGCTTCAACTATTGGTATTACTACAACATCAATAGCTCTTGGTCAAGAAGTTGTCTGTGACGTATCTGGTGTCGTTTCTTCGGGAACAACTGTTACCGCAATTGGCGATGGTGTAATCACTATTTCAAATGCTTCTTTATCATCCGCAGATGTAACTACATCATTTGATTTTGGAACAAGAACAACAACTTCAGCAGCACCTCAAGTTGGATATGGTGTAACTCAAGATGTAACTGGCAGAGTTGATACTCTAACAGGAAATACCAATACTCTTGATGGTCACCTTAAAGGTATTATTACCGAAGTTGGAAACGGTGAAGTAAGTGTAAAGGTTCTCGCACACGTTTCTGCTGCAGGAACTGTTACAGAGGTTGATTATGCACCGTCTAGTGTTTATTCATTCTACTCATCAGCAAATGTAGCGATTCACACTAATGGTCAATCAGTATCTTATGGAACAACATCAGTAACTGAACAAAAAGATTGGTTTGATCAACAAACTATTTCACTGACTGGTTCACCAATTTATTGGAATTCTATCGCTGATAGACCTGCAACTTCCGCATATGCTGCAGCAAGAGATTCTAGATTTGATGAGATTCATGTTGTAGTTATCGACGACAATGGTGAAATAACAGGCAATTCTGGAACTATACTCGAAAAGCATCTTTCACTTTCTAAAGCTAAGGATGCAGAATATTCCGTAGGAAGCCCATCTTACTGGAGAAAGTTTATTGCTAACAACTCACAATATGTCTTTGGTGGATCGGCACCAACTGGAATTGTAACCACAGGTTTCAGTTCAAACTTCGATCTCGAAAGTGATGTTTCTTGGGATCAAAATACAAAGGGAATTACATTCTCTGCTTCTGGTTCATCATCTTTAACTCTTTCCGGTGGAAAGAATTATGATGGATCTTCTGATGTTGAAGCATCTGGTGCATTAACAGCAACTCTTGGAAATCTGAAGACTGGTTACGATTTATTTGAAAATACTGACAACTATGATATTGATTTCCTGTTGATGGGATCTGCAAATTATGATGCTAATACCGCGTCAGAATTGGCAAATAAATTGATTTCTATCGCAGAATTGAGACAAGATGCTTTGGCATTCATTTCACCATATAGACTTGCATTCTTAAATGATGCAGCTGCTGGATCTGTAACTGTAAATTCGGACGCAACTATTACTACAAATGTAGTTAATTTCTATGCCGCTGTCAAATCTTCAACATATGCAGTCTTTGATAGTGGTTACAAATACATGTATGATAGATTCAGTGACACATTCCGTTATGTTCCTCTGAATGGAGACGTTGCTGGAACTTGCGCCAGAAATGACTTAAATAACTTCCCCTGGTTCTCACCTGCTGGAACTGCTAGAGGAGCGATTCTAAATGCGGTTAAACTTGCTTACAATCCAAGCAAGGTTCAAAGAGACAAGTTGTATTCTAACAGAATCAACCCCGTCATCTTCTCACCTGGAGATGGAATCGTCCTCTTCGGTGATAAAACTGGATACGGTAAGGCATCAGCATTCGACAGAATTAATGTTCGTCGCCTCTTCATCTATCTGGAGAAAGCAATCTCCGCTGCTGCAAGAGATCAACTCTTTGAATTCAATGATGAGATTACAAGAACTAACTTTGTAAACATCATCGAACCATTCCTCCGCGATGTTCAATCTAAGAGAGGAATCTTTGATTATGTTGTTGTTTGCGACGAAACAAACAATACCGCTGCTGTCATTGACAACAACGAATTTGTTGCTGACGTATTTGTCAAACCAAACAGATCGATCAACTTCATTGGTCTGACCTTCGTTGCTACCAGAACTGGTGTTTCTTTTGAAGAAATAATCGGTAACGTTTAATTTAATCATTAATCAAACTTAGAGGTAAAAAACAATGGCAACCAGAAATCAACTTAATCCACCCCCACTAAGAAAGATTACTGACTTCAAGAGTAAGCTTGCTGGTGGCGGCGCACGCTCCAACCTGTTTGAGGTGGAACTTTCGTTCCCCGCTCTAGTTGGAGTCGCTGATGCTAATGACATCCTTAACAAGGCAAGATTCCTTGTCAAAGCAGCAAACCTCCCAGCATCAAACGTTGCTCCAATCGAAGTTCCCTTCAGAGGAAGAGTTCTGAAGATTGCTGGAGACAGAACCTTTGATACCTGGTCAATCACCGTTATCAATGATACAGACTTCGCTATTCGTTCTGCTTTCGAAAAGTGGATGAATACAATCAACCGTGTATCTGATAACACTGGTGCAACTGACCCTGCTTCTTATCAGGCAGATGCTTATGTTTATCAACTTGATCGTAATGGCGACACCCTGAGAAAGTATCATTTCTATGATGTTTTCCCAACTCAGGTTGCACCTATCGAACTTTCGTATGATGCACAAGGTATCCAAGAATTCACCGTTGAACTTCAAGTTCAGTGGTGGGAAGCAGTCAAGGGTAGCGGCGCAAATGCAGGCGGCGAAGACATCAACTAAATAGTCAATAACCAGTAAATTTATTATACAATGGCAAGACTTTTTGGTTTTTCTATTGACGGCAGCCAAAAACCACCCTCAGTAATTTCCCCCGTTCCTCAAACCAATGAGGACGGGGTTGACAATTATATTGCGAGTGGTTTTTATGGTTCATATGTTGATATCGAAGGCGTATATAGAACCGAACATGATCTTATTAAGAGATATCGTGAAATGGCACTTCACCCAGAATGTGATGGTGCCATTGAAGATGTTGTAAATGAGGCAATCGTTAGTGATCTCTATGATTCTCCGGTAGAAATTGAGTTATCTAATCTCAATGCCAGCGATAAACTCAAAAAAGTAATTAGAGAAGAATTTAAATATCTCAAAGAAGTTTTAGATTTCGATAGAAAGGCACACGAAATCTTTAGAAATTGGTATGTTGATGGTAGAGTATATTACTTGAAAGTTATCGATGTCAAGAATCCTCAGGCAGGTATTCAAGACCTGAGATACATTGATCCGATGAAGATCAAATATATTCGTCAAGAAAAAAAGGGAGATCCAAGACTCAACATTTCTCTTCCTCCATCAATGAGGAAAGATCAAGACGTTACTGTCAAAGAACCAGAAATTGAAGAATATTTCCTCTATACACCAAAATCAAATTATCCAAGTGGAACACTCAGTGGTGCCGGTGGTAAGAAGGATTCTGTAAAGATTGCAAAAGATTCTATTGTCTATTGTAGTTCAGGTCTTGTAGATAGAAACAAAGGGACAGTATTGTCTTATATGCATAAGGCGATCAAGGCACTCAATCAACTGAGAATGATTGAGGATTCTCTGGTTATCTATAGACTTTCCAGAGCACCTGAGCGTAGAATTTTCTATATTGATGTTGGCAATCTTCCTAAAGTAAAAGCAGAACAATACCTCAAAGAGGTTATGTCTCGCTACAGAAATAAGTTAGTTTATGATGCTAACACTGGCGAAGTTCGTGATGATCGCAAGTTTATGTCAATGATGGAAGATTTCTGGCTTCCAAGAAGAGAAGGTGGTAGAGGAACTGAAATCTCCACACTTCCTGGTGGACAGAATCTCGGTGAACTTGCTGATATTGAGTATTTCCAAAAGAAACTTTATAGAGCACTTGGAGTTCCTGAGTCAAGAATTGCTGCTGATGGCGGTTTCAATCTTGGTCGTTCTTCCGAAATTCTGAGAGACGAACTTAAGTTTGCTAAGTTTGTTGGTCGTCTGAGAAAGAGATTCTCTCAAATGTTTAACGACATGTTGAGAACGCAATTGATTCTCAAGAATATTGTAACTCCCGAAGATTGGGAAGTTATGTCGGATCACATTCAGTATGACTTCCTGTATGATAACCAGTTTGCAGAATTAAAGGAATCTGAGTTACTTCAGAGCAGACTTGGCAATCTTGCAACTATCGAACCTTACATTGGCAAGTATTATTCTACCGAATATGTGAGAAAGAAAGTGTTGCGTCAAACTGATTCAGAAATCATTGAGATTGATGAGCAGATTGAAGATGAAATTAACAAAGGTATTATTCCAGCTCCTGGAACAGTAGATCCAATTACAGGAGAACCTTTACCTGGTGGTGATATGGGAGGAGACCCAATGGCAATGGGTGCTGATGGTATGGGAATGGGTGAAGTTCCTACTGAACCAGATATGGAAGCGCAAGCAGCGGCGGCAGATGCTCAAATGCAAAAGGACACCAAAAAGGCTGAGATATAAATAGAAAATATAATAGATTAATTTTTTATGGATAACGTTATCGATCTGATTGCAACAGGTGCAAAAGCATCGGAGGTTTCTGATGCAATTAAATCCGTTCTGTATGCAAAGGCTGCGGAAAGAGTTGATGCTGCTAGACCAATTGTAGCAGGATCAATATTTGGTGGTGAAGGACAAATGGATGATACCGAAGAGGATCAAGAGTAATGGCAAGAACTTTATGTAAGGGTGCCGAACAGGCACTTCCTATAACAACTGGTGCAGCAACTAGTTTTTCTGAAGCAACTGTTGTCCGTTTAGTTAATACAGATACTTTAGCACAAGTTGTTAATGTTGTAGAAACTCAAAGTGGAACTGGTATTGGTTCATTCACAATGCCGGCAGGAACAGTTGAATATTTGGAAAAAAATCCAACACAATGTGTTTTTGCTTCTGATGCTGCGGTTCTTGGTGCAAAAGTAGGATTTACTGGATAAACAAATGAAACTAATCACAGAAGAAATTAACAAGGTAGAATTTATTACCGAAGGTAAGGGTGCTTCTAAGAAGTGCTATATTCAAGGTATTTTCTTGCAGGCTGAGCAAGTAAACCGTAACGGTAGAATGTATCCCATGTCAATCATGGAGAAAGAAGTCAATCGTTACAATGAGAGTTTCGTCCTGAAAGGGCGTGCTCTTGGAGAACTTGGTCACCCTGATGGACCTACTGTAAACCTTGACAGAGTTTCTCACAAGATTTGTGACCTTCACAGAGAAGGAAACAACTTTGTAGGAAAAGCACAACTGCTTTCTACTCCTATGGGTAAGATTGCTTCTTCTCTTATTAGTGAAGGAGTTACTCTTGGCGTTTCTTCTCGTGGTGTTGGTTCACTCCGTATGACCAATGAAGGTCATAAAATTGTCGGTGAAGATTTCATGTTAGCAACTGCTGCTGATATCGTTGCCGATCCTTCTGCCCCTGATGCTTTTGTTCAGGGAATTATGGAAGGTAAAGAGTGGGTTTGGGAAGGAGGAATCCTTCGTGAGCAACTCGCAGAAACCACAAAGAGACGTATTAACACTCTTGTTGACCAAAGAAGACTTGAAGAGCATAAGTTGAATCTTTTCAACGATTTTCTCTCAAATCTTTAATTTATAAATAAATATAGATTATAACAAGTAATCAAGAAAACAAATGTCCGTTGGTAGCAATTTACAAGAAATGGAAAACGTAGTAACCAAAGGGGCTGCTCCTGCTGAGCCAATGCCTTCAGCTGGCATTCCAGTTGAAGATCTCGGCGGTCCTACTC